AATCTCCGTAGCAATTAAAAGAACTTTATACACCTCTCCGTAAGGATCTTTGATAGGGTTAAAGTTTCCATAGAGCCACACTCCGCCACAATCGTACTCTCCTTGTTTAAAGAATCCTATTCTTAAGTGACTCCAGAACTCACGCCATTCTTTTGTAGGACTGTCATCTAAGTCTCTGTGACTCTTTACTTCTCCAAAGAGTTTTGTAAACTTATCGTTTGCCTTTAGTACATTGCCTTCAGTATCAAACTCTACCAATAAGTTAGAGTAGTTGATTGCGTTAAATGTAGCATCAATGCTTTGGAACTTATACCTGGCTTTACGAACAAACTCAATACAAGCAAAAAAGAAAAAAGGTAAGAAAGCTACAAGTAACCAAAACTCTAGCACCTGTGTATTGTATGCTGCCAGTTCATACTTTAGTACAACTGTAGATTGTGTGTACAACAGGACAAGCATAATGATACTTGCTACCACTACACTTATTTTACTTCTCAGACTAATCTTCATAAAATTAAATTACGAGTCCTAGTACAGCTAGAACAGCCATACCTATAAATCCGTAGCGATATATTTTAAGCTCGGATTCTTTTATCGCTAAATCACGATTAAGCTTAGTGACTTCGTCCTTAGACTTCTTTATCATATTCTCATAGTTAGGAACTATAGAATCTTTATAGATGTCTAGTTGAAGACTGTCTACTCTTATAATCTCTTTTAGAACAACTACTCTTTCTCTGGCTTTAATACCTTTGAGAAATTCATTATTCAACTCCTTTAGAGGTAAGCTGTCTAGAGATTGTGAGTAAGAGCTTTGTGCCGTCAATGTCAGGCATAGTATCAATAGCCACTTGTATCGTATCATATTTAAGATTGATTTGTTCATAGAGTCTATACTGGTCATGTTTAACTGTACTTAAAGAATCTATCTTGTTAAACATAATCTCGTTACGCTTATTCATAGAGTCTAAGTATGCCATAAATTTTTCCTCATCATGGCTTACGGGAAACATATAACGCTCCCATACTAGGTAGCTGACTGCTAGTAGTAGTATGCCTATTACGGCTACGGTTAACTTATTCATTTACTTTGTGTTGGTCTATTTTACTTAAGATTACTTGTAGTAACTCGTTCTTTATAAGTCCTGCTCTAGCTGCATTCTTCAATGCACTAATTAGTTGGAAGAGAATAAAAGGTGCACAGATAGTCTCACTTAACCAAAAAGTACCTTCAAAGCCTTTCTCAATCATTAAGATACCTGTAAGCATAAATACCCACACCATCAGAGTTTTAAGCACACTAAGGGCTTTGTGTGTTTTAAAACCTTCCATCTTAGTACCTGCCCATACTCCAAAGAACCCATCAATAAAAACTACAGCAACTACAGCTAAGTATTGCTCTGCATTATCTGCTCCTAGATTAAGGAAGTAAGTTCCTAAGAAAGCTAGTAGAGTTGTACCTGAGTATAGTAGTGCTGATGTTTTCATTAATTATCAAAACGATTTGGTTGTATTACTTCAAACTCTGTGGGTGTTCCAAGTACAGGTGTAAGTGACTCGTCAAAAACAATGTACCAAAACTGTGGTGTGTTTAAGTTTGCAATCTGATAGTCAACCCAATTCTGCGTAACATCATCGGGGGTAACGGGGATGCCGTAGTAAGCATCAACCGCCTCACGAGCGTTGATTGCTTCTTGTTCGGCTTGATAGATATATCCGTTAATAGATGCCATAATATGTATTTATGTTTGTTGAAATGCCCGTGCGATTTGATGAATTGTTTGAAAAATAAACAACTAACTCACTCATAAAAGTATTTCCAAAAAATAAATTGCCACCATAACTTCCAATTGTTACTTTATTAGCAGCACCTGTTCCAGCGTTACCTATTACAGGTGTTTCATTATTAATTGAAATTTGTGAAGTTGTAGAATTTGCTAACGCATAGTATAGTTGGTTTCTTGTATTATTTGCAGTTAATGAAGAATTTATAGTGCCTCCAAAATATGCGGCTTGTAATACCCCACCATTTACACAACCTATTGCCGAATCTAAAGCAAGGTCAAGTAAATATCTATAAGTGCTGCCAATCCATTTCTGCACCATAAAAATAGTGTATGGTTGGCTTTGAGAAGTAAATGAACTACTTGCTAAATTATCATTGATACCATCAAATTGAATAGTTGGTAGCCCGTTAATATTGTTTAAAACACTACCACTGCTTACTATTTGCGGCTGATTTGCTGCCGTTGTTTGTGTTGCATTTCTTGCGTTGCCACTTTGGTCATACCAAGTCGTTATAAATCCATTTGTACCACTACAAAAAGAAGTCAAAGCAGATGTGTTTAAGTTACCGTTAACATCAAAATAAATATCCTGCTCTACATTATCGCTTGATCTTCTTACACGGATAGCTGGTCCTGTATAAGATACTCTTAGTTGTCTTACAGAATAAGCAACAGCAGCATTAGTGTATATATCTAGTAGTAGCCCTGATGTTGTTACAGTAACGGTATTAGAATATCCTGTTAGTGGCATAGGTTAGTTATTAAAAGGAAGTGGTGGTGGGGGTGGAGGTGTATATTCACCTTGAGTACATTCTAGTAACCAAGCGTATTCAGTTACTGCAACCTCTGCTTCATCTTCTGCGGTTAAAAAAAGAAACCAAACATCATTGATATCTTGTACGCAGTGGAAAAATTTACAGGAAGCAAATACTTTGCCTTGGATTGAATCCCTTTGTTCTTGTGTTAATATATAACCAATCATCGTGATAAGGTAGTTTGAAATGTTGAGTTTGCTGTATTAAAGTTTGATACTTCACCTGCTGTTAAGTTTTGATGCAAAGCAAATAAAGCGTATTGTCTTTGAGAGTGGTTGCCAAAAGTTCCGTCACTCTTTTGTGCTCCTAGTGGTAGGGTATCATTTAACTGAGCAAGTGTTGTGGTTGATGTTTGGGTGTCGCTTGCAAGTAAACTTCCGTTCTTATACATCCTTCTGTCGTTAGACGCACCAGTAACTCCCGTAAAGAAGCCAGTACTTCCCGTAGGAGTAGTTTGAGGACGCTGACCAAAGGTACATTGTAAGTGCCATCTCATACCTACACCACTATAGTTTAAGTATACGTTATGACCTACTCCCCCTGTTCTAGTAATACCGTAGTCGTAAGACTCATCGCTTACATCAGAACGGCTATAGATACTTGCTCCATTGTTAAAGTCAAGGAAGTGAAGTGATGGATTAAATGTAGTATCCATGTAAGTACTTACTCCGTTACCAGTAACACCTGTTGGAGTAAATGTCCATCCACCACTAAACGAAGCCGTAAATGAAGAACTCCTTAGATTTTGTGCACATGCAGCAGCAGATGAGCCAAGCATTGGATACAAAGCATAGATTTTATTCCAAATTCCTAATGACTTTAAGTCTTGTACTAATTGGTTTGCGGCATTAGCTTCGGCATTAGTTAATGTTCCTCCTGCACTATATACTCTGTTAACATATGTTTGTGCGTCTGGGTCATTTACTATTTGTGGGCCTATGTTACGGCTTAAAGTAGTTTGAAATTCTTGTACTGCGGTGTAAAGGTTTGATTGATTTGCATCGCTTAACCCGTCACTCATAAAAGCAAATTGATTTCTTTTATCGTCATAAGAAATTGGATTTGTAGTTCCATTTTCAGCACCTAAATAAAGTTGATTTGTTTGTTTTCCGCCTGGTGTGTTTGCTACATCAACTATTTTTACGCCATTTTTCCACGCTTGAGCACGATTTGTTGTATTTCTATTGGCTACATAAAAACCGTGTGTATCGTTATTTGTAAATCCATTATTATAAGTAGTCTCACCAATTGCTAAATATGCTATATTACCATTAAAGCGAATTGTGATAATTGTTTCTATTGAACCATTATAAGCACCAAGCGAACACTTTGTACCCGCACTCGAACCAATAGTACCACTATAAACACCTAATGAAAAGTTATTTGCAGATGCTTGTTCGGTATTTACAACAAATCCTGTTGACATATACGCACTCGTTCCGTTTGGCGTTACCCCCGTACTCGCAAATGTCCAACCACTTGAAAAAGTACCCGTGAATGATGATGATTTCAAATTCTGAGCACACGCTGCCGCACTTGCCCCCACCATTGGGTAAATGGCTTTCATTGAAGTCCATATACCTGCTATCTTCATTCGACCAACAAGTGTATTGACTGCGTTCTTCTCTGTAGTGGTAAGAGTACCACCAGCAGTTGTTACTCTATCAAAGAATGATTGTGCATCTACATCATACTCTGTGTTTGCACGAACTCTATAATAATAAGTAGTGTTTGCGGATAAACCTATAACTACATAAGAAGTTGATGTTGTGTATTGGTCTTGGTAAACAAATGTACTAAAAGAACTACTTGTACTTACATCTAACAAGTAATACACAGCTCCTGGATAAGGATTCCAGTTTGCTGTAAATGATGTCTCACCAACACCTGTAGCTGTAATAGCCACAGGAAGTGATACTCCACTGCTAGTTCCTGCACGAAGTGTAGTATTTATACCAATACCAATCATTACTTATAGGCAATTATACTACCACTTGAGATAGCAAATCCAGTGATGATTCCTCCACCTGGAAGATATGCTCCTTGCTTAAAAGTAACGGCACTCATACCACGAGCTGATAAGGTCTCCATTCCATTTATTTTAAATGAAGTAAAGACGGTGTCTTCTTGTGGTACAACAGCAGTGAACTGAACGTCACTTACTGTACCTGTTCCATAACGTACAAAGCCTCCAGCTCCTGCCATAAGACCTGTACTTGCGGCAATCTGTCTTAATTTCTTAGACTGCTCGTTCATTAATTGTTCTGCATTTACGCTCATAATAGTTTATCGGTTTTAACCCAGCCTAGTGGCTCGTATTACAAAGTTAACTTTAATTATTAGTTTGTCAAGTGGTTTTTAATCAGGAGACATTTGTGATTGTTGTAACTCTTCAAAACCTTCTTTGATTTTAATCCGCCTATTCTTTTGGAACGCTTTCTCTACTTCCTTATAGAACTCTGTTTGTTCGTTCTTAGGAGCTTTAGGTAAAGTGACATCGTAGAAGTCTTGTAGCATCTTTTCTAGTTGCTTTACATCTTGAGCACCTTCATAAGCACTAAGGTCTTTTTCCATCTTAGCGGCTTCTAATACTGGGTTCTCTACTTCCATTAACATCTTAGTTACTTTTAATGACCCCCACTCTGCAACCTTAGGCATCATTGCTTGTACATCAGGCTTTGACATCTTATCCCACTCTCCTTTCATAAAATATATGTTGTCTTGAGGGTCTCTCTTTAAGATTTCTTTTTGTAGGTCAGATATCTTTTGTTGAATTTGTACATAATCTCCCAAGGGGTCTGGCATTCCTATCATAGGATTAAGTTTTAGCATATCCATTACACGTTTTCTTGGAGCATAAAGAGGTTTTAAACCTGACTCTACACCATAGTACTTCATAGCCATAGCAAGAATTCTAGGTAATCCTCTTGTAGGGGCAGGAGTGTTAACTATACTATTACCACCCATATCTCTCCTTTGCTCGTAGTAAGGCTCAAAAGGATCTGTTATGTTTCTCCAATCTAAGATTGCTTCAAACATTTGGTCAAAGCTTCTCATCTGAGGTCCAAACAAAGCATATAAGCCATGTCTTATTGCACTACTAGCACCACCTTCTTCGTCACCTGGTCTTGCCAAAGGTTGTCTAAAGAATGTTTTATAAGTCCAGTTAGCAGGAGCAAGTATAGGGTGTAAACTAATTGCTTCGTCATAAGTACCCAAAGAAATAATAGTTAAGATTGCTAACAACTTCGATGGGTCATCATCTCCTCCACCTCCTAAACCCATTAACATAAGTGTACTTAAACCTAATGAGATAGCATGTAAACCAACTACGTTCATAGTATCTCTAAATATCCTTCGGTGTTTTTCTTTCTCAAACTCAGTACTACCTAAGTCTATCCTCTCACCCGCTGTTAGATATCTTATCTTTCGTATAAGTGACTTACCTCCTTCTCTATAAAATCCTCCTTCTAGGTTACCTGTGTATAGTGAAAGTCTTCTACCACCAAAGTTAGTTTGTAAGTTAGGAGCTAACCAGCGTCTCATAGACATAACCATACTTGCAAATAGATTCTGTTCGTAAGCAGAACGCGATCTTGAGTAGTAGTTACCCTGTGTACTGGTATAAAGTTCGTGGATTTGGTCTCTTAACTTTTGTTCAACTTGTCTTAACTTAGCTTGCTTTGCGCTATTGGCTTTATCCAAAGAAGCTATCCGCACATCTACAGAAGTTAATAATCCTTTTAACTTTGTCTTTTGGTCACTATTTAATTTCTCTATACTGGGGACTCCTTGTTGTGATAAGAACGTTGATATTACTTGCTTCCTTTCTTCTACTAAAGAACGCATTGCATTTAACTGCAATCCAAACACACCATCTTTAGGAACAAGAATACCATCAATGACCTCATAAGCATCACTTAAGTTAATCCTAGTTTCTTGACCATTAATTACTATAGGTACATCTAAACGAGCTATCAAAGCCTCATAGATAGGAATAGTAGAAGACATCTCCATGTATCCAAATATCTGAGCGCTAAAGTTCTCTGCGTTAACATACTTAAAGATACTTGTTTGGTGCACGTTAGTTGCTAGTTTAGTAGGATCAGCAGCAGGCAAAGCTCTAAAGTGAACCAACTTAAGTGCGTACTCACTATATTGCTGAGAGCCAATCTCTAAAGAAACTAAACTCCTACGCATTTTTAATCCTTTGAACCAAGCCCGTAATAACTCTCTTCTAGTTAAACCATACCTATTCTTACTTAGGACAATCTTAATAAAGTTGTTAAAGATGTTCTTAAATACACGCAAGGGATTAAACAATAATACTCGACTTTGACTAAATCTAAATACCCTACGCATAGCACGCATAGTTGCCTTCATATAAGGATTGTCTCCTAAACTTGTGTTACTTACCTCACCCCCGTAGAAGAATCGTTTAATCTCATTGTCAAGCATCTGTACATCACCCTCTGGTATGTTAGTGCCTAAGGCAGCTTCTCTTGCAGCAAATACAGCAGGCATTGCTTTCTGTAATCCTGCAAACTCAGAAGCATAAGCACCATACTCTGAAAGTGATTGTACTAATACTCTTGATACTTGATTTGTATTTAGTGGTTCTTTGTATCTAGTTTTAATTAACTGTACTTTCTTATTTCCTTTAGTTATCTTTCTTTTAGACTCTTCGTCAATTAAACTTGATATCTCATCTTCGTATTGGTCTTCTCCTGCTAGTCCTGGTTTAAAGATAAGTTTCCAACCATCTATCACCCCTCTAATTCTTGCTAAAGGATTGGTAAACATATCAGTTATGTTTTCCTTAGCGTCTCTTCTTTTGTTTGGTACAGTGTAACCTTCTAAACGCTGTGATACTGGTAGATTTCTTTGGATATCCTCGTAAAGAGTTACCATCTCATCAGCAATCTCTTTGTCGTCTTGATTTAATTTAGTGTACTCTTCGTTAGTGTATCTGTTGTCTTGTGTTTGTCTTGGTCTAGCAGAACCTAAGAAGTTGTAGTCTTTGTTTTTATACTCTTCTCTAACTCTAGGAACAGCCCAATCAAAGTTGGGGTTCTCTTGTTTAATGTAAGCAGCGTTACGAGGAATAGTACGATTCCAGATATAGATAGGTCTTTCATAAATCTTAATTACTTTTTGACCTGACTTTCTATCTATATAAGTCTTCTTAATTGTAATGTGATTTGCTTTGTACCAATCACTCTCCTTGATTCTTTGTTGCAGACGCAACTCAGTAATCATGTTCTCGTAAGAAGCAATTAAGTCATTTCTGTGTTTATCTGTACCAAACTCTGAAGGATGGTTAAGTACAGGTAAGTTATCGTCTAACTCAACATCTTCATCAACTAAACCTTCATTCTCAATGTATTGGTCGGCTAACTTTTCTGCTAGTTCTTTTATCTCTCTTACCTGGTCAGCATCTGCGTATAAGTCTACTCTTGCTGCCTTTGCTACGTTGTTGTACTGCTGTTTGTAATATTCGGTAGTTTCTTTAGTTTGAATATCACTGAGCTGCTTAAATAGAACTTTAAGGTTTTCTTTATCCTCATCAGATATTTCTCTGTTCTCCTCTGCATCTTCCTTAAGTTTTTCAATCTTTGTCTCAATGTCTCTAACTCTTTCTCCTAATCCTCTTTGGATTTGACTACCTACTATAACACCGTCTTGGTCTCTGTATCCTTTAACTGAGTTAAACAACTCATCATAAGCTTCACTCAACAAGGGATCTTCTCCGTACTTAAGGAAAACTTCTCTAATCTTATCAGCAATACTTCTCTGTAACTCAAAGAACTCAGGGTCAATCTCAGTACGAGTATTTGCGTCAAGCCACTTTTGTAACTCGTTTTTAGCTACTTCTAACTGTGCTTTGGTATCTGTTAGTTCGTTTTGTTTGGCTGTAACATCTTGACCAACAGCAATATCATCTGCAATATCTGTATTTAATACGCTTATCTTACGCTCTAAGTCAGCTACTTTTTGTTTACGAGATGTCTTCTCAATCTCAAAACGTTTTTGAACTTTGTCTGGGATTACAAACTCAATTGCCTCTAATGCTCTACGTTTGTTTTTATAGGCAATGATAGATTCAGCAATGTTTCTTTCTTTACTGCCTTTTGGTTTCTCACTACCATCCTCATTAAAGATAGAACCTAGTCTTTCATAAGCTCTTCTTAACTCTGTTCTATGTTTTCTTTCTTCTTCACTAGCTTCGGCATCTCCAAACACCGCTTGGTGTTCTTCTAATTCACCTAACAAGTCTTCACGAGCAGCTCTAGCATCAGCACTAAGTAAATCCTCAGCCTCATAATACTCATCTGTGTAAGGACGTACTGCATAGTCATCTAGAAACTTTTGTAGTTTTTGTTCAGCGTCTGTAATTTCTGCCTCCACACCATTTTTCTTTGCTACATCTACGTTTCTTTTAAGTTCTTGCAAGTCATTTCTAAACTCAGCTTCTTTAAATTTAGTATTGTAAGCAAGTTGTTTAACTACTCTACGTACGCCATTGGCATCGTAGTAGACCATATCAACCTCACGGGTTAGGTTTTTATAAAAGTTATCTATACTTTGAGTCCAACGAATGCCGTGTTTTTTATTTCTAGCTTGAACCTTTTCAAATAGTTTACTTGATCTGTTGGTATACTCACGACTCTTGTTACCTGCTTCTGTTAGGTGTACATCTAGATACTCCTTAACTACTTGTACTAAAGGACTACCTGTCATATTAGCAACTCCCAAGTAGATGGTAAAGAAGTTAGCACCTTTATACTGAGGGTCCATACCAGTTTGCAGTAACTTAATAATGTTTTGTTGAGTAGGAACCCAATCTCTAAACATTCTAAGTTGATTTAAGTCTTTTAGCATATCAGCTGCTTTCTTAGGCTGATTATTTGCTATTGCTTGTTGGTATAGTTCTTCCTTAGCTGCAATCTCTTGATTAAGTTGACTGTTAGGTTCTTGGAGTTGTTTAGCAATCTCTCTGAAAGGCTCACTTAACTGAGAGGCTACTGGAGCAAGTATTGCTGACTTTGCTTCGTCTCTTAGGTTGTTTGCTTTCTCTTTGTTTCTTTTAAGTTTGTTAATTAGTTCTTGTGATACGGCATCAAAGTTTTCTACTTGGCTTCTACGCTCTTGTCTAAACTCACCAGCCATACCTAAGTTAGTTTGCAAGTCTGTTTCAGTTTGCTCTAATCTAAGTTGAGGCATCAAGTACTGATTGTAAGCTGCCATTTGTTCTTGTACAAACTCAGCTATGTGTATCGCATGGTTAAATACAGATACAGCATCTTCAGAACTATAGTATCCTAAGTTATCCCTGTGGAGTTCTACATCTTTAATAACCCTATCCATTAGAGTTTCTAAAGCAATTAAATAATCAATAGAAGACTTAATAGTACTTCCTAAAGAAGCACTTGATATGTTTCCAAACTTCTCTCTGATTCTTTCAATAGATGCAAAACGTGGGTCAATCTCAGCTAATCCTTGACTTAGTTGCTTCCAACTAGAACTAGTGAAAGTATTGTCTACGTATTGTTGGAACTGACTTAGATTAATACTTAGAGGATTTACAGGCTGTGTGGCATAAGGTTGATTAAATCTTAACTCGTGCTCACCTGCTAAATCTGGCATGTCTTCTAGATTATCTAAGTAATCAAAGTAATCGTCTATCGTTTGATTAACTCTATCAAACAATGTATCTCCTAAACCAAGGACATTCTTTAAGAATCTCTTTATGTTATCTGTTACACGCCCTATGAATGTTTTATCTTTATTTGTTCTTTCTGCTTCCTGTAAGTCGTTTCTGAACTCAGGATTAGACAGATACTCAGATACAAACTCTTCTACATTCTTGAAGCCGTAGTGGTGCTGTAGCCTAGGATATTTTGACCTATACTCCGAGATGTATCTCTCCATCTCTTGTCTAAATTTAATCTCCTCTGCAGTAACAGGATTAGTTAAAGCTGATATTGTATATGCGTGAACTGCTTCGTGGATTAGCTCTCGGGCAAAAGACTCAGTATTAAAATTAGAACTTACTGTCTTACCAATATAAATGGTATTGCTTTTAGGGTCATAGAATGATCGTTGATACTCGTCATCTACTTCAGCGTCATCAAATACTGCAAGTCTTAATGTTGGGTTTATCCTCATTAGATTACGCAGTCTCTCTAACATCTTGTGTTGGAAGGGAGGTAACTCTCTGTTCTTGAGTAGGTTATCCATCAACTCTATTAAACCAGCGTTGGAGAAATCTGCAACGTTGTTAATAATCATATCAGGGAACTTAACCTGTTTTAGATAATCTTTACTTACAGGCTTTAAAGACTTACCATTTGGTGTTGGTTTAATAGATAAATAATACTTACCATCCCTAGCTAATACTTCACTTTGTATTAAACTGTATTTAGGATTTAAGTTAATCTCATTGGTGATTAAATTAAATGCGTTTGGATTCTCGTAACCTTTGTTTAGGTATCCTAAACTTGCTACCTCATCCATTTGTTCTGCTGCTCTAATCTCTCGTGGGTTTAAACCTAATCTTAAGTGTGTGTTGATTTGGTCTATAGTAGGCTCTCCTGCAAAATTTAACTTAGGACTATATCCTGCTTGACGTTTAGTCCAATCAAAACCAAGTTCTGTTTTAAATGTATTAGTAGTAGTAGCCTCGTAGATTTTCTTTCCTTTATCTGGAGGAAAGAAAGAGGTCAACTGATAATAAGCGGGACTAGTTATAGTTGAACCGTTAAGTGGAGATTTTATTTTTGCAAAACAAGACATTGTATTGTATTAATAGGTTATACAAATTTAATCGAAATAAGAAGGAATGCAAGTGAAGACTTGTACCCCTTCACTTTGTAGGTTATACTACCTCACAAGTATCTTCCTCAAACCCAAGGTCATCAAGATTACCTTTATCGTCACTAGGTTGATCAGGATCTAGTTTTAGTGTTAGCTGTATATCTTGTGTTTTAGTTGGAGGAAACTGTGTTGGAGTGTTTGGCACATTGGCACTTGGTGTATCAGTATCTTCTTCAAAGTTTTCTACGGACTCTTCTTGAGCTGATTCAGTAGTATCAATCTGAATCTCAGTAGCAGTAAAGTTGCTTTCTCTAAACTTATAAATCTTGATTACCTCTGGAGTCAAGCCATTAATAGTCTTAGCCATCTCAGAATAATTCTCAGTAAAGAAACTAGTTAAACCTTTGATAGGTCCAGAAGTCTCTAAAGCCATCTTAGAAGAAAATCTAACTAAACTTAAG